CGGCTCGGTCGCTTCCGCTGCGAGTGGAGACACATCGCAAAGCGCCCTCGCCTCATCCAACGTGAAACCAAACCGTCGACGTTGCTCTATGGAGTTAAGCTGGCTGACGGCCAGGCCCATCAGTTCTTGCAATTTCTGCAAATACGGATGCTGTACCATTTCCATCTGATCGAGCAACTTATGCCATACAGAGGTCAGCGCAACCGGCTCGCCGTAAACTGGGTCCGGCAACAGATCACAGGTGATGCTTTGCTGATGCGCTGCCATACGGGTGCCGGTTTCGGCATCAGCGGTACGCCTGCGCTCGACTTTCACGATATCGCGAACAAGCGTCCGCCATATCTCGGCCCATGGATTGTCGGGATCCATCAAGGCGGCGACAGCCTCTCGATCCACCACATCAAGGAAAAGTTCAAACGCGGAATCGGTAGCAGGTATTCCCCCGATGATGGTGCTCTCGCCGGTTTCCTGATCGGTCTCTGTCATCGAAGCCGCAATGCCGGTTTCGATCAGAAGTTCAGTAAGCCCGTTCTGCCAAAGCCGTCGCGCGCCACTCAGATCTTCTGCTTTCGATCCATCGGTATAGACCGAGATGAAGGGTTTTTCCTGATCGGTGCGGAGGCTTCCATCTGCCCCGACATCAATCGATCCGATTTCGCTGTCAAGGACGTTCGCGCCAACAGACGTGGCACCGCTCAGTGCACCGATTGTCGCGATACGTAGTGCAATTCGACCTACAGACATCAGATCTGCCCCAACTTCACGACGATGAGATTGCTATAACGATCCGATATTGCGGCGACTTCAAACCAGGGTTTTCCCGCCCGATCATTCGCGCGGACCTTGTCGCCAACTTTCGGATCTGGACCGGCGTAGGTTGAACGATCCAGAAACAGTTCCGCCTCGCCGAGCGAAAGGCGAGATCGATAAGTCCCAGTAGGACCAGGAGCACGGGAGTCGTCACCGCCAACATGCAGAAGAGCATTGATCTCGATCATCTGTCGGTCAGGATCGGCGACCTGCCCTTTCAGGAAGGACAGGCGAACCGACTCGCCGTAGCTACGCGTCATCTTTTGATCGACCATAGCTTCCAGTTTTCGCCAGTTCGCCATGTCGCTTATACCGAAAGACGCACCGCGCCGAAGTCAGACGGATTCGCCACCGCTTCCGTGGCGTGGCCAATGAAGGTATTGCCGGATGCTGCCGTCGAGATATTCTTGTCAGCGGCAACGTAATAGACCTTGGCACCTACCGCCCACGCTTGCGCGGAGACCTTCGGTAGCGCAAAGACGCTTTTGCGGAAAACTGGGCAACGCCGAACAGATCGCCGACAACAACCAGATCGCCAGACTTCACGTCAGCCGGAGCCGGAACGGTGATGCTATCACCGGGCTGGATATAGTTTTTCATGGGAGTTCTTCCTTATGAAGGATCAGAGCGGAAAGGATGGCGGATCCAATGACCCGCCCTAATTCGATCAGGCCCCGGCGTTCTTGTAGCCAAAGCGATAGTCGGTCGCGCCACAGCCGAAGTCATGTTCGACCGACATGCTGAAACCCTGACGCCCGAACGGTTCGTCCATGCGCACGCGCGGTGCCTCGTAGCCTTCCAGATAGCCCCAGCGATAGTTCGAGCCTGCTGCCGGGTCAGAGAACAGATGCCATGCATTACCCTTGATCTGGGTGCTTTCGATCAGCTCCAGCCTGCCAGAGAAAATGTTGACGGTCGAAACCGTTGCAGGGGTGATGGAGGCAAGAAGCTTTTCCGCTTCTGTCAACTTGTCTGGACCTACCAGCATGATACGAGCAGCATTCGACAGCAACGGATTGCCATCCAGGCTCTTTTGCTTGCTCATCGCCTTTCGGCCATCACCGACACTGTCGACGGTAATTGCGGACGGCGCAGCGGCAAGGTTCTTGTGATCCGCATGAAATACCGGCTTTCCGTCAGCGAGGTTTCCATTGAAAGCACCCGCATAGAAAGTCACTTCCTCAAACAGCGCGACAGATGCACCATAGCTGGAAAGAAGATCAGAGATTGCGCCGAGATCATCATTGATCAGCATCTGGCGACTGACATTCAGTGCGATAGCGTAGCTGAACGCCTGCACCTGCTCCTTACCTTCACCAAACGAGCCGTATTTAATCTCGCCGTTTTCCAGCACTTTTTTCAGGAGCGGGAAATCGCCAACCTTGACGGCGGTATCAGGACGGAAGTCACGGAAGTTGCGCTGACGCGCAAATCGCCGGAACGTCGGCTGGGCAAGCGCATAACGCTGTTCCAGCGTCCGGTTAACGGCACCTTCGAAGATCGCCGGGAAATCAGAGGTCGAATGTGAAGCACGCGTGAACACGTCGTCGATGTCACGAGCATTCATCATGCGGCGACCACGATAGTTGACGCTCTCTGCCGCGAGATCGACAAGGCCCATACCCATATACTGGCGAGCTGCTGCCGAAGGACCAGCCTGCGGGGTTGGTGCTCCGAGGCTATATGCCAGCGCCTCGATCTGTGCTGATCGACGAGTGACCGCTTCATCGTTGACCACATCGACACGTACACGGCTGTCGGTCGGGCTCTGGCGCTCATTCGAAACCATGTGATCGAGAAGCAAGCTGCGGAACTGCTCGACCGGCGTACCGGAGCGAACATGCTCTCGACCGAGATCCGAAAAACCGGAACGCGTAGCCAGATCCTCAATAGTGCTGGATCGCTCACGCTCGGCACTCACCGCCTCGTCGACTGCGGCTCGAACGGACGGATCAACAGTCGGCGCGTTGCGCTGTTCGTTTTCCATCCGGGTAATATCCGCACGGATCTGATCGGCTTCAGCCAAGATGGCCGCATGTTCCTGCTCGATTGCCCGAACCGCATCTTCATCGAGATCATCGGCAATACGGGCGCGAGTAGCTTCCGCGCGGCCAGTAATTTCTTTCAGCTTCGAACGCAGGCCCAGCAAGGCAACGTTGGCACCGATCAGGTGCATTCCGTCAGGCTGTACGAAAGCACGATAATCGAGGGATGCTGCATGCGATGGATCTGCGGCGAACAACGCCATAGCCAGACCGACGCAGACAAATGCGGCGACGGTCGCGATAATGTAAGCACCCTTTTTCATGGTGTGCGTTTCCTTCTATGTACCGGGCAAAACAAGCGCCGTCGCCCTGCAACCCCGGAGAATTGCAGGCGGCAAACTGGAAATGGGTGATTGCTGGATTAAGCGAGGCGGCGGACAGCTTCCGCCATTCTCATCCGCGCTGCTGCCGCAAACGTCGAGACGGGCTTGCGGTCGATCAAAAGCGGGAACGTATCGGTTTGATTGCGCACCTGTGCGCCGGGATCTGCCGGAACCGTGACGAACGAAATTTCGTTCGGCGTCCAACGTTCGACGAATACCTTTTCGACCTCACCCTTTTTCTGGGCTTCCTCGATCCGGATCTTGTCGATGGAATAGCCGACCGACACATTTTTGATGATGCCATCGGAGACCAGACCGAACATACGGTCGGCGCTCTCGTCGATCCCGGACTTTGGAAACCGGATCTTGGCTTTACCCTCGCCGCCTTCAACCCACGCCCGCTCGACAACCGCGACCTGCGAGAATGTCGACCAGACGGAATGACTATCCAGAACCGGCGCACCGGCATTCATCCGCGACAGGTCGATTGCCTTGTCGCTG